CAATCGCCTTCCCGCCGTGGTCGAGAACCCGCCCGTCGTTCCGCAACTCGTCACCCTGTCCGGCCCCGGCTGGGAGGGGATGCAGGCGTGGACGATCCCGGCCCCGAAGTCCGGGCCGCAGAACAACCCGAACATCGTGACCCAGACCGGCGGCTTCCAGTTGGTGACGACCAACGCCGCGCTGTCGTGGCAGGGCAGCGCCCGGACGTACCGCGCCCTGTCGCTGACGCCGTGGGTCCGGGCGGCAATCAAGATCAGGCGCGACCAGATCGCGAGCGCCAACTGGGACATCGTCAAGGTGGACCCCGAGGGCCGCGACAACAAGCGTCTGGCGAAGCGCATCGCGACGCAACTCGACACCCCCAACGCGCGCAACATCAGCGCTCACTCGTTCTTCCAGGAGGTCGTCGAGGACCTGCTCGTCATGGATGGCGCGGCGGTCGAGAAGGTTCGCTACACCGGTAGCAACGAGATCGCCGAACTCTGGCCGACCCCCTCGGAGTACATCGCCATCGACGAGAAGTGGGACGGCTCGGACCCGAACCGGGCACGCTACTTCTACGTCCCTGACGGGCGGGTCCGGGCGACCTTCAAGAATGACGACATGATGTACCTGATGGACAACCCGCGGACGGTCAGCGCCCTCGGGATCAGCCCCATCCAGGTCCTCCTGTCGGTGATCGACTCCGAGCTTCAGGCGATGGAGTACAACCGCCGAATGGTCATGGGCGCGCCGCCCAACGGCGCGCTGAACATCGGCGACTCGGCGATCGACACCGACGTGGAGCGGGCACGCGGCTACTTCCAGTCCAACGTCTTCGGCCAGAGCGCGATGGCGATCATCGGCGGCTTCAAGAGCCCGTCATTCATGCCCTTCGGCTACTCGAACGCGGACATGCAGTTCGGCCAGTGGCAGGACCTCCTGCTCCGCTGCATCGCCGTCGTCTACGGATTGAGCCCGATGGACCTCGGTATCACCTTCGACGTGAACCGCTCGTCGGCCGCGGCCCAGCAGGAGAACACCGAGGACCGCGGCCTGCGGCCCCTGCTCGATTGCGTCCAGCGCTACCTGACCCGCGAGTACGTCTGGGACGAGTCGTTCGGTGGTCGGGAGAACAATCTCCAGTTCGCGTTCACCGCGCTGAACCTCAACGAGACCGAGCAGAAGGCCAACATCAACCGGGTGGCGATGCCGGGCGTGCCGACCAAGTCGGTCAACGAGGCGCGCGCCATGGACGGCCGTCAGCCGATCGGCAAGACCGATGACGATGACAACATCTTCAACCACCTGATCGTCCAGACCCCCAAGGGGATGCTCGACCTCAATACCTCGAAGTACATCGGCGAGGAGCAACTGGCCCAACTGGCGGCCGACGCCAAGACCGTTGCCCAGACCGCGCAGGACAACGCCGACGCGACCGGTGCCGACGGGGTCAAGACGGCGCAGGACAACGCCGACAAGGCACCGGCCGATGGCTGACGCCACGGCTACGCTGCGGGTCTACACCGGGACCAACGCCGGAACCGAGTCGGCCAGCCAGACTGGGATCGACCTCATCAGTGTGGACAACGCCGTGAACACCACCCAGAACCGCTCCGACAACGAGGTCGCGCCGGGCACCAACTCGTTCGAGAAGTGGCTGCGGATCAAGATCGACACTGCCAACGGACACACCCTGACGAACTTCTGGATCGAGCGCGATGGCGACCTACCCGACGGCGTCGTCATCAAGATGGGCGTGACCGATACCGCGGCCAGCCCAACGGCTTCCACGAGCACTGTCGCGACGACCACCATGTCGTCGGGGCGTCGGTACATCTTCGACACCAACTCGTACGACGCTAACAACGACACGACCCGCTACGTGGTCGTGCAGGAGCAGGTAGCGGGCAGTGCGTCGGGTGGTTCGATCGAGAGCCAGGATTTCGAGATCGGCTGGTCGCAGTCGTGACCGCGGATCAGGCCGCTGCGGCTCGGGCGATCGTCATTGTTGCCGACCACTACGGCCTGACCGCAGGGCAGGTCAAGAAACTCGAAGTGGTCCTGTTGCGGGTGATGATTCGCCACGTCGCACGGGCTAGACCGTGCGATCACCCCGGAGGTACGCTACCGCTCGGCGGCGCATAGAGGGACAAGAGGGATGAAATACATCGTGTGGTCGTATGACTACATGGATGCCTCGGCCGGGCAGAAGACGATGCACCGGCTGTGCCACGAACTCAACGAGGCCGGACAGGAGGCGTACGTCTATTTCCGGGGCGTCAACCCGGCGTGGAACACCCCGTACTACGGCGGGCCGTTCGACGAGGACTGGCTCGCGATCTACCCGGAAATCTGCACCAACAACCCGATCCCCGGTATCCCAGATGAGAACGTCATCCGCTGGATGCTCAACCGGGCGCACGCGCACTACGAGCCGGTTGGCTCGTGGTTCTCGTTCCACAAGTTGTTCACCCCGCCGCGGTTCCCGAAGGAACGGATGCTGTTCCTGCCGACCATCGAACTCGACCGCTACTACGACCAGGGGCTCGAACGCAAATACGACACCTACTGGATCGGCAAGGAATCCATGCACCGGCCGTTGCCCGAGGGCCTGGTCGAGATCAGCCGCCACCTGACCGGCGACTGGACGCAACTGGCCCGAACGCTCAACGAGTCGCGGGTCATGTACTCGTTCGACCCGATCAGCGCCATGAACGAGATCGCCCGCCTGTGCGGCTCAAAGGTCGTCTGGATACCGGGTGACAAGATGACGAAGGCCCAGTTCCGCAAGACGATGGCGCCCATCGGCGAGGGCTGGGGCTGGGACGAGATACCGCCGGACTTCGACCCGGCGGTCACCCGTCAGCGCCAACTGGACCTGAAGGACGAGTTCTACAAGCAACTCGCCAACTTCATTAGGATCACCCAAGACAGATGAGTATCCCGGTGCTCATCGTGCCAATCTTCAATCGGCCCGAACTGCTCGAAGCACTGTTGCTCTCGATCGACCATCCGATTGACCAGATCGTCGTCATTGACAACGGCAGCGTGATCGAGCATGGGTATCGTGGGCTACTCAGTGGTCCCGAGTGTCGGCGATTGATCCAGCCGGGTCACAATCTCGGGGTCGCGGCCAGTTGGAACCTCGGGATGCGGGCCACGCCGTTCGCCCCGTGGTGGCTGATCGTCAATCACGACCTCACCTTCGGCCCCGGTGACTTGGCGCGAATGGAGGAGGCCGTCTACCCCGGCTCCGCAGCCATGTACTTCATGTTCGGGATGTCGTCGTTCGCGATCACCCGGCACACCGTCAACGTCGTCGGTACGTTCGACGAGAACTTCATCAATGGCTACGACGAGGACGTGGACTTCGCGCGCCGGATCGATCTCGCCAACTTGCCGCGGGTCGAGACCGGCTTCACCGGTACCCATGAGGGCTCGGCGACGATCATGGCCGACCCAGCCATGCGGGCATGGAACGGCAACTCCCACGGCGCGAACGATCTGTATTACGCCCAGAAGTGGGGCGGTCAAAAGCAGGGTGGCGAGACTTTCGACACCCCATTCAACCGGGGCGGCCACCTCGGCGATTGGCGGTTCGATCCCGAGCGCTATCGAAACCTGACCTGGCCCAGAGCATAGGAGACGCCATGGCAACCGTTACCGTCCGCTACGGCGGCAGCACTGTCACCGCCAAGAAGACCGCCGTCCACATTTCGAGCACGGCCCTTCCGGCGAACACCGCGACCGGGTACAACACGTCGAACTATCCCGCCAGCCCGGCGGTCACCTACTACTTCAGTGCGGAACTGACCGGTCAGGATTCCGCGCATAGCCAGGTCTTCACGCCGGATGGCGGGAAGGGCCAGTGGGAAGGCTGGACCCCACCTGCCGCGGGGACGTGGACGATCCACATCCGCAAGACCAGCGACAACTCCTCGGTGGCAAACACGACACTCGTGGCTGTGTAACTCATCCCAGACAGGCCCCGTTTGAGGCGGCGGCAGAAGGAGAGGAACGTGCATCTACTTCGTTTCAGCCGCCCCAAGCCGCGGCTCGCAGGCTCCCAGATGGAAGTCATCAAGCGCATCGATGACGATGTGAACGTGATGATTACCAGGGGCCGGTTCATGGGCGAGAAGCTGGACTTCGGGCCGAACTTCGTCCACGCCTACATCATGCGCGGCCCATCGGGCATGTTCGGCAAGCCCGGTGAGATCGTCGATCTCGGCTGGTCGCACAACCTGAAGACGACCGTCGGCATGGACTGGCTGCACAACACGATGGGCGGCCTGCTGGGCAAGGACGGCGCGCTCACCGCCTCGTCCTCGACCTCGGCCACCCCCTCGGGCGGCGGCCTGACGACCGACCAGTACAAGGGCATGAGGATCGTCTGCCCGGTCACCGGTCTGACGACCGCCCCGGTCTACGGCAACATCGGCTCCAACTCGACCACCGTCCTGACCGTGGACGGCTGGTGGGTCGGGACCGCCGACACCATGACCGGCACCACGCCGTCGAGCACCGCGGGCTACATGATCCTCCCGGCCATGGGTCCGGCGCGGTTCATCGGGCTCACGACCGATACCTCGGGTCCGGCGACCTCGGACACGGTCCTGACCTCGGAGACGACGGCTTCGGGTCTGACCCGCGCCAAGGCGACGTTCGCCCACACGGGCGGCACGACGACCTTCACCCAGTCCAACACCTTCGCGGCTGGCGCCACCTTGGCGAACATCCACAAGGCCGGACTGTTCACCGCGGCCAATACCACGGCGGCCGGGATCGACGTGGCGAACACGAACCTCAACGCAGATGCCTCGGTCACGTCCGGCGACTCGCTCGCCGTGACTTGGACGTGGACACTGCCTGCGGCTGGCTGATCCGATGCCCTCGTTGGTCGTCGCTCCGAACCCAGCCCCACCGAGCACGCTGGTCGCCGTCGCTGGCTCTGGCTTTGCCAACGCCAAGACGCGCCTGTTACTCGATGGGGTCGGGGCGACGACCAACATCTTCCGTCCCCGCAAGGACGGCACGTTCAACGTCGGCATCACGGTCGCCTCGACGGCCAAGACCCAGACCCTCGTCGCCCAGCAGTTGTCGGGGGGCACCTGGTCGGAGAAGACCAGAACGAGCATCACCGTGCAGGTTCCGACCGGCGGCGGCGGGGGAGGCGGTGGTGGAGGTGGCGGGACCACCCCCATGATCGTCGGTCTGGCGATGGGCAAGTGGGGCGCGGTGGCCGACGCCAAGGGCGCGGTTGACTACGTCACGCTCGACACGCCCGGCAGTTCCGCGGTGACCTCGTACAACAACGGTGGCGTCTCGGTCATCGATGTGATCGTCGGACCGTATAACGGCGGTGGCGTGTCAGCCATCAACGCTGCGGCATGGGCGGCCAGTGCGGTCGCTGCTTTCAACGCGAGCCCGACCATCGTCGCAATCGACATCCTCAACGAGCCGGGCGCGACGTGGTTCTGGGGCGGCGGTGCGCTGAGCCCCGGCAATGCCGCGGCGTACGCCAATCTCCTGAAGACGGTTCGCGCTGCGTTCGACGCCAACGGCAAGCGGCCGAAGCTGCTCGCCTCGTATGACGGCGGCTACTCGGGCGGATCGAACTGGGGCACCTGGATGCACGATGCCGATCCGAACGTGTGGACCTACGTCGATGGTGTGACGGTCCATCCCTACGGTGGCACGAGTAGCGTGTCGGCCTCGGCTCAGGGCAACCGAGCCAGTGTCACCGCCGCGCATACCGCCACCGGGCTGCCCGTCTGGATCACCGAACTCGGCTGGCCCACCGCAGTCGGACAGCCCGCCACGGGCGACTCGCTCCAGTGGTCCGAGGCCGATCAGGCCACCAACATCTACAACTTCGTGACGTGGGCTCGATCGACGGGCTACGTCGGCGCGGTCATCATCTTCATGTACGCCGACTACGGCTCCAACAACTGGTACGGGATCGTCCGTGCTGACCAGTCGCACAAGAAATCGTATGAAGACTTGCGTCGCGCGGCGCAGGGCCTTCCACAGAGTTGAGGGACCGATGAAGCGTCTCAGCATCCTGGGAGCCGTCGCTCTTGTGGCGGCTCTCGCACTCCCGGCTTCCGCCTCGCCGACCAAGGACCCGACCATCTGGGTCGCGAACGCCGATGGCTCGGTGACCGTCTCGACGACCGCCACGACCAAGTCGGGCTGTATCGGGCAGGTGTCGCCGACCAAGGGCTCGTGCGATATTCACGAGGTCGATACCCTCGGCACGTCGCTTCACGGCACCGATGGCGGCCCGACCGTGATCGAGCAGCGCTGGCTCAACTATTGCCCGTGCACGTTCCAGTTCTGGGTCCACGGCGGTCAGCCCCAGCCCTATTCGGCCGTCTCTGCTCCTTACGTGCCGTGAAGCGGCTTGTCGCAGCCATCGGAGCCGTCGCACTTGCGGTGGCCTTTGCGCTCCCAGTATCAGCCAAAGGCAATCCGGTGTTCGCGTGGGGGCCAACGAGCAATCGAGCCATCGCGAATATCGTCGAGCAGCAGAGTCCCGACTTCTTTTACAACGGTGGCTCAGCAGGTGGGGCGTACTACTGCACGCATGGCATCGATGGGGCGACGCACTCCGACACCTGTGCTCACAACCTGTCGTCCTGCGCATGGAATGAAGATGACGAAATCGTCAATGGCAGTTACGGCGTCCTAAACGCGGGAACGACCTCGTTCACGGATTGCCTGATCGCCGACAACACCCAAGTGTTGCCTGCGACCCACATTCAGGGGATGCATCTCATCGGCCTGTCGCTGGTCACTGATAGCCCCGATCTCGTCGTCACCATCACCTATCAGCCGCAGAATGTAGCGTTCATGTTTACTCCGCGTCTCATCGGGGGGCGATACGAGTACAGCGGATGCATCGTGGGGCCACTCCCTGACGGCGATCAACTTCAGGCCATTGCGGGCTCGAACGGGGGTTGGGGCGTGACCGGCACGTTCACCGTTTCGACCACGAACCAGACCGGCCACCGATGGCAGAAGACGCAGGCATCGTTCTATCTCTGGGACGATGCTCCGGGTTTGCCAAACAGCAATTTTTGTCGGGGCAATCTTGGCCCGACAAACAAGCAGGGCGGCGCGACGTGGCAGACGGCGCTCTAGGTCAACCGAAAGGCTACTGATGGCCGTTACTTTCGCGACTGGTCTCGAAGCGCAAGCGGTTTCGGTTGACTTCTCGCAGGCAGGCGCAGCCCTCTCTGGTACTGCCGCCTATTCGACAGCGCAGCATCGAACCGGAGCGGCATCTGTTCGCTGCAATCCAGCTTCGAGCGCCCAGGGCTTCATCAATCTCAATGGAGCCGTTGCAGGCTGGTGGCACTTCGGATTGTTTGTTGCGAGCGCCCCGACGCTCGATCGGTATATCGCCGGTAACGCGACTGGTGTCGGCTTGATGCTGACCAGTACCTCTGCGCTGAAGTTTATGAATGCGAATGCACAGGTTGGTTCGACCACTGCCGCCCTCAGTGCGGGTTGGCATTGGATTGGGATGCGAACCTCGACCGGCACGAGTGTCGATTTCCTTCAGGTCGATGGTGTCGCGGTCGTCACGGCGACGGCGACCGTCTCGTCCCCTGGCCTTGGTGCCATCGGCTGTTCCGCCAGCGAAGCGTCGGCCATTGACATCTACTTCGATGACATCATCGCTGATGGGGCCGGGTTCATTGCCCCGTCCAATGTAGACATCGCCTTCCCGATCAGTGACAGTACTCGAACGGCTGTCACTGCGGGCGCGGGCGGCACGACGAACCTGTGGGATGCCGTCAACAACACCCCGCCTGCTGGCGTCGCGTCGGCATCCGAGACGAACACCAGCAACATCAAGTTCCCGGCCAGCGTGTCTGGGACCTATGCCGCCAACCTCGAAACGTACACGACACTTGGTATCGGAGCGTCCGACACGTTCCTTGGCGTCCAGTCGGTCTTTCGACATGGCGAGGACATCGCCACCGGGACGAAGACTTGCAACTTGCCGACGGTGACGAACCCGACGTTCAATGACGCGGGCACGTTCACGTTTGGCAACGACGCCGGAGCCCATGCCGCAGAGGTTGGCTTGTGGGTGACGGTCCTTAGCACGTTCAGGGTCGGTGGCACCGATATCACCCTCGGGAGCAGCCCCGTCATTCGCTTCGATCGCGTTTCCGAGGCCCGCGTCGGCTGCATCGACTTCATGGGCCTCCTCGTCGCGTGGACGCCAGCCGCCGTCGCGCAAGTTCCCTACGTCAACCCCATGCCCCCCCTACTCGCCCAGTGACCAAGGAGGTCTGATGTCCAGTCTCTACACGGTCACCATGGCGAACCAGACGGTCATCGCGGACTCCGAGATGATTACGATCCGCGCTGCGACGGCACTGTCGAGCCGGGCCTCGATTCTGCGGCTGTACCGGATGAGTTGCGGCCAGAACGGCACTTCGACGAGCCAGGAACTCGGCGTCCGCTGGGGCCTGAAGGCGAGCGCCTTCGGAACGTTCACCAGCACCACCCCGGCGCCGGTCATCGTCGGCGCGGTGGCATCGGCGATCACCGGCAGCACCAGCAACGCAGCCTCATCGGCGGGCACGGACTCCAGCGCCAACGGTGGTGGCACGTTGACGGTCATGGGCCAGCGCGGCTTCAACAACCTCAACGGCTGGGAGTTCATCTGGCTGCCCGAGGACAGGCCCCTGATCGGCATCGACCAGAGCTTCGTTCTCCAACTTCAGGGAACGCCCACCACGCTGACCGGCTGGTCGGCCGATCTGACCTTTGAGGAGGTGACGTGATGGCCTCCTTCAAGACGCGAGACGGGAAGGTCGTTCGCTCGGGTGAGACCGTGACGCTGGTCTTGCGCAAGGGCGACTACAACGCCGACCACGAACGCGCCGGGATCGGCAAGGAAGGCGATCCGGTCAAGATCGAGGTGACCGGCGTCGTCAGCCAGTTCGAGCACGTCGAGCGCGTCTACGACGACGAGCACATCGCGGTCGGCAAGGCGATCGAGCCCAAGTGGGAAATCTCGACCGACGATCCCCAGCATCCGGCCATCGGCTTCCTGCCAGAGAATGTCCTGACCCGATCGGGGAAGTAAGCCGTGGCGGGCCGAGGGCTCTTTCGCCATCCGCCGCAACCACAACAGCCAAAGCCGTCGGTCATTCCGGCCCTCAGCGGGCCACAGAGCCTTTCGGCTACGGCCGCCGACTCCATTTCGACCATCACAGACTCGACTTCCCGCGTCGGGACCTTCGCTCGGACAGTTGCGGAGTCCGTTTCCACCCTGACCGAGGCCATCGTCAAGGCGGCGGCCCACCCGCGTACGACTGCCGATAGTCTCTCCACCCTCACCGAGTCGGTTACGCGGGTATTCACCGGGGCTCGAACCGCAGCAGATTCCTTGGCAACACTCACTGAAGCGGTGACGAGAGTCTTCACCAGCGGCGTTCGGACGGCGGCTGATTCTCTCGCAACGCTGACTGAAGCCATCGTTCGGGTCATCACCTATAACCGCACGATCGCCGATTCGCTCGCGACCCTGACCGAGGCCGTTGCGCGGGTCGCCACATACGCCAGGTCCGTTGCGCAGACACTCGGCTCGATCACCGATTCAGTGGCACGGGTCTTCACCGGGTCTCGGACCGTGGCTGACTCGCTTGCCACGTTGACCGAGGCGGTCGTTCGGGCGTCCATGACCGTAAGCCGGACAGCATCGGATTCACTTGCGACGCTCACCGAGGCCGTCAGCCGGGTGTTCACCGGAGCCCGCACGGTAGCCGACTCCTTGGCGACCCTGACCGAGGCCGTCGTCAGGGCGGCGATGAACTTCAGCCGGACCACGGCCGACAGTCTGGCGACCTTGACCGAGGCGGCGGTCCGTGTCTTCACCGGGACGAGGACTTCCGCGGACAGCCTCAGTTCGATCTCCGATGTTGTGGCCCGAGTCGGGACCTTTGCTCGCAGCGTGGCCCAGACGCTCGGCTCCATCACCGAGTCCGTCAGCCGCACGATCACCTACAACCGGACCGTCGCGGACTCGATCTCGACGCTAACGGAAGCGATTACCCGAGTCCTCTCGCTGGTTCGCACGGTTGCTGACAGTCTTGCCACGCTGACCGAAGCCGCGGCCCGGATCGGAACCTTCATTCGGACGATTGCTGATCCGACCACTCGGGTGAAGCAGATCGGCACAGCGAACGCCAGCACGGCGGGAAGCACGCTCGTCATCACCGTACCGGCGAGCGGCGTGGCGCTTGGCAACACGATCCTCATGGCCGTCGGTTCGTCGGCCATCAGCCAGACGATCAGCGCGGCTGACACACAGGGCAACACCTACGTCGTGGATGCGACGGGCAGTTGGGTCTCTGGAACCAACACGGCGAGCGGATGGGTCGTTCGGTCCAACATCGGCATTGCGCTGGTGTCCGGCAATACCATCACCATCACCTGGTCGGGGTCTCCGGGCCAGCGCATGGCAGCGGCGTACGATTACAAGGCCCTGCTGGCGGGCGTCGATCAGGGCGTTGGAACAGTCGGGACCTCGACCTCTCCTTCGTCGGGTAACGCCACGACAACCAAGGCGGGCGAACTCCTCGTCGGCGCGCTGGCGTGGAACAACGCCGATGGATCGACGCTCCTCGGCAACGGCTCGGGCTGGACCAATGTCGTCGAAGTTGACAGCGGCGGCGGGGCCGGGGCTCGTCGTCTCGCCTACTTCGAGCAGCGGACATCGGCGACCGGAACCTTCGCTGCGACCGGGACGATCTCTGCGACGAACAACTGGGGCGTGGCCCTCGCGACGTATGTCGTCTCGGAGCCCATCACCGAATCCGTTTCGGGCATCAGGACGTTCCTGCGGTCACTGGCCGACTCGATCGCCAGCCTGACCGAATCACCAACTCGTGTCGGAACCTTTGCGCGCACGGTCGCTGACAGTATCAGCACCCTGACCGAGGCGATCACGCGGGTCGTCACGTTCGCCCGAACGACCGCTGACTCGTTGCCGACGCTCACTGAAGCTGTCGCGCGCGTCGGTACGTTCAGCCGAACTGTTGCCGACAGCGTCTCGTTCATCACCGAAGCCGTGGTCCACGGCGCACTGTTCATCATTCGCAGCGCGCAGGACACGCTCTCCTCGATCACCGAGACCGTCAGCCGGGTCGCCACATACACCCGGAGCGTTGCGCAAACCTTGGGGTCGATCACGGAGTCCGTCAGCCGCGTCCTGACGTTGCCGCGGACGGTGGCCGACTCGATCTCTACGTTGACCCAGAGCGTTGCCAGGGTCTTCACCGGGGCGCGGACGAGTTCAGACTCCGTCTCCTCGATCACCGAGACGGTCGCCCGTGTTGTCAGTTACGTACGTACCGTCGCTGACTCGCTCTCATCCATCACCGAAACCGTCGTGCGGGCGGCCATCGCCTACGTACGTACTGCGGCAGACTCGATCTCATCGATCACGGAAGCGGTCGTCGCGACGACCGCCAGCATCATCCGATCCGTCTCGGACTCCATCAGTACCATCACCGAGACGGCCAGTCGCACCCTGACGGCCAGCCGGGCGGTATCCGACAGCCTCGCAACGATCACGGAAGCCGTCACCCGGCTGTGGACGGGAACCCGCACCGCAGCCGACAGCCTGACCAGCCTCGCCGACTCCGTCAGCCGCGTGGCGACCTACGTCCGCACACAGGCAGACAGCCTGCCGACATTGTCTGAAGCAGTGGCCCGCAGCGGCACCTTCGCCCGCACGGTAGCCGACTCGATCGGCAGCATCACCGAGTCTGTGGTCGCCACGATCACGACCATCATCCGCACGGTCGCCGATAGCATCAGCAGCATCTCCGAGTCGGCAACCCGGACGCTGGTGTTTGGTCGGACTGTCGCGGACACCCTGAGCAGCGTCAGTGAATCCATCACCCGGCTCGCGACCTTGGCTCGCGATACCGTCGAGTCCGTTCCATCGATCAGCGAAGCGGTCATCCGAGTCGGGACATTCGCCCGGACGACGGCCGACAGCATCACGAGCATCACCGAAGCGGTCGTCGCGACCGTCACGACGGCGATCATCAGGACCGTCAGCGACAGCCTGAATGCCATCTCCGAGGCGGTGACGCGAGTCGCCTCGGTAACCAGGACCCTCGCGGATGCGTTGAGTCCGATTTCGGAGGCCGTTACGCGGGCTGGCACCTTTGCCCGATCCGTGACCGACAGCATCCCGTCGATCACCGAGGCCGTCTCGGCGCTCATCAAGACGATCCACGCGATCGGTGCCACGATCACCATCGCGGCATCCTCGGCCGCGCTGACCATCCGGCAGCAGGCGGCGGCGCTCAATCTCGCCACGATCGCCGGGGCCATCACGGTCATCGCACGCAGGATCGCTGCGGCCATCACAATCTCGTCCATCAGCGCGCACATCACCGTGAATGGGGAGGCCGTGACAGAAATCCTCGTCGAGAACGACACCGCGCCCCTCATCCAGGGAGCCTTGACCGATACCGTGACCGGCGACCCGGTCAACCTGACCGGTGCCACCGTGTTCTTCCAGTTGCGCCTGATTGCCGATCGTCGCTATCGGATCAACGCCGAGTGCGACATCGTCAGCGCGGCGGCAGGCACCGTCAGCTACGAACTCCAACCCGATGATCTCGACTTTGACGGGGAATGCCAGGCACAGTTCCTCGTCGTGTTCGCCGACTCGTCTCGGCAGACCACCGCCGTTCCGATCCCGGTGACGGTGCGCAGCAGATAGAGGGGTTCTCGTGAGGGTTCTCGTCATCGCCGACATGGCCGTCCACTCGGGGTTCGGGACGGTCACGGCCAACATCTTCGACCGGCTCGCCAACCGAGGGTGGGACGTTCACACGCTGGCGATCAACTGGCGCGGCGATCACTGGGATACGCCCCAGAAACTCTACCTGCCGACCCAGAAGTTGCAGGCCGACCTGTACGGCAAGAGCCGCTACATCGAGATGGTCGGCAAGTTGATGCCGGACGCCATCGTGTTCATCAACGACCCGGCCGTGGTCCGAGACAGCCTGCTCGCCAGCCCGTTCGACGAAAACCTCGTCCTGTGGAAGGGCGTCATGCTCGGGGATCAGGCGTATCGGGCGCCGATCATCGCGTACATGCCGATCGACGGCTATGACAGCCCCGGCTCGTGGGATGTGCTCATCGGGCGGGTGCTGCGGATCGCGATGACGAAGTTCGGCCGCGATACCGCGATGACCGAGGCCGAGGTGATCTGGCACGGCGTCGATACCAATGTCTTCCGGCCGCGCGACAAGAAGGCATCCAAGGAACGGCTCGGCTTCGACCCCGATCGGTTCCTCATCCTGCGCGTGGACAAGAACAGCATCCGCAAGGACTACGCCGCGACGTGGAAATCGCTCCGGCCGATCCTGCGCCGCCACAAGGACATCGACGTTCACTTCCACTGTGCCCCGCGGGCGGACGACGGCTACGACCTCGACGCCCTGCGCTTCAACGACGAGGACATCCGTGATCGGGTGTCGTTCAGTCAGAACCTCACCGGCTACATCGGCTGGGACGAGGACGCCCTCGCGACGCTGTTTTCCGCCGCGGACATCTTCGTCTCGCACAGTTGGGGCGAGGGCTTCGGGCTCAATCCCCTTCAGGCCATGGCCGCAGGAACCCCGGTCATCGCGACCGACTGCTCGGCCACCACCGAGGTCGTGGGCGATGGCGGAATCCTGATCCCGCCGCTGATGCGGATCACGACCCCGATGGGGCAGGACCAATGCCTGCCGGACATCCCGGCATTCACCGACGCCATCGAGCGGCTGTATCTCGGGGCAGGCTCACGCCGGAAACTTCGAGAGAAGGGTGTCGCTCAGGCAGCCAAGTTCAGTTGGGACATCGCCGCCGATCGGATGGCGGTTGCTATCGAACAGGAAGTCGAGCGGGCGAAGCAGATCGGCTTCCTTCCCGCCGACCCGCCCATCAAGGTCGCGGTCTGACGCGGCACAGGAAAGGAGCCGAAATGGCAGGACCCCAGGCGGCTCCGAAGCCGCGTCGAGACCCCGGAGAGTTCCACTTCATCACCAACGCCCTGACCGCAGATGGCGGTGGGCAGGACAACGCGCCCCGACGGTTCAGGGCGGTTGCCTCCTCGACGGTCACCGACCTCGCGGGCAACACCATCAGCCTGAAGGCGCTCCAGCAGTTGCGCGACGACTTCCGCAACGGCCTGACGATCTTCATGGACCACGACTACACGAACGTCGTGGACAAGGTCTTCGGCACATCAGACACCGCCGAGATCGTCCAGACCGATGCGCGGGACGAGCGAACCAACGCTCCGATCTGGGACCTCGTCATCGGCGGCGTGGTCAATGAACCCAACCCGCGGGCCGTTCAACTGCACGAGTCGATTGCAGGTGGTTACGTGAAGTTCGGTACCTCGATCGGCGCCATCGTCCGAAAGCACACCCGCGACAAGGAAACCGGCGGGATGCTCATCGACAGCATCACCGGCAAGGAGGCGTCCATCGTGGGGATTCCCAAGAACCAGCGCTCATGGGCCTACAAGGCATCCGTCGCCGCGGCAGATGTGCCCGAGGACGAGGCCCTGTCCGACGACGAGCCCGAGGAAGACAACGAGGAGCAGGTCGTCGCCTCGACCGGCGAAGTCCTCCAGCAGTGGGTCGTCAAGCCTACCACCACGACAATCGCCGGAACGGCCGACAGCACGACGATCACGATCTCCAACGGGATCGTGGCGGCCGAGCCCGAGCCCGAGGTTATTGCCGGAGACCTATCCTCGAAAGCGCGCAGCGAACTGCCTGATAGTGAGTTCGCCTGCCCAGAGAAGCGCCTCTACCCGATTCACGATGCGGCCCATGTTCGGGCGGCCCTGTCGCGCGTGGCTGATGCCAGCAACGACCAGTGCGGCAAGGACAAGATCATGGCCGCAGCCCGTAAGATGGGCATCGGCGAGCACGCCACCAAGTCCGCGGCGGACATGACCGACGACGAACTGATGACGTGGGCGCTCGAAAACCCAGAACCCACCATCGAGGCGTCAGAGGACGCCACCCAAGACGACACCACTCCGGGTGGTCAGGAAGCCGATGCGGCGACCCCTGAGACAGCACCCACGGCCGCCGACGATGCTGACCCTGTCATCGAGCAGCAAGCAGGCGTCG